AAATTGTTCATTCAATGCCGCTACGCTTTTTTCAAATCCCATTGCTTCCAGCTCAGCAGTTGTAAACGCTGTTTGCAATTTACCTAGCGAAGCAAAGTTTCCATTATAGGCACGACTTAATGCAACTGTAACTGACGTTAAATCCCTACCTGTGCTGGTTGAAACATCCATAGCAAGGTTTAACAAGTTCATAGATTTCTCAGCACTAAGTGTTGTGCTAAGTAGGCCAGCAATAGCAGGTGATAATTCGTCTTTGCTTATGGCTGTTGCTTTTTCACTTGCTTCTAAATAATCTTCGACTGCTTTAGTGTTATACGCTAGACCTAAATTGCGTAAACTTGCAGCTAGTTTATTGGCTGCGCGATCTTCTTCAGCGAATGCAACAACTGAACGCTTTAATGCTTCAACGCCAGCAATAGCAATAAATGTGCGCTTGGCTGTGCGAGCTAGATTATCAAACTTTCTATTTAAGCTTGTTGTGCGTTTTTCAGCAGCCTTAAATCCTTTGTCCTTAAACTCGGAAGCAATATCAATGCGAATGTTTGACATTAGGCTGCCCTTCTAACTGTTGACCTTGACTTTAATGTTGCAGCAGCCTTAGCAATTGCCTTCATTGTCGCATCTAAAGCTTTGCCATTGTTTTCAGCGTAGGCAGCATATAGTAAACGCCCACGGAATCGGCTCTTGCTGTCATAACGTTTTAATGGCCCAACGCCATTCATAGCACCAACAAAAATGCGACCAGCATTAGGGTTGTTTGAATTGCCAATGTTTTTGTAGCTTTCACCATATTTACGATCTGCAATCTGCCTTCTACCAAATGGGCTTTGACTGCCAGCAGTTTCCACGATTGCGCCAACGGCTGATTTGTTTAGCAAGGAATACAGGCTGGCAAAACCTTTGCTGTTTGCTTTCTTGCGCGCAATCGAATAGGTCAAACCGCTTCTAATTTCTCCCGAATTGTAAAGAGGGAATGCGCGCCGACCCGTAACACGGCTAACTGGCTCTTGGCCTTTATCATTCCAATTGTATAAATTGCCAGGCGCTTGACCTGGAACTTTAGCTTCAGCATCTTTGACAACTTCTTTAAGCGCAAAGCGGATTTCAGCATTCATCTCTTTAAGTAGGTCAGGCGCAAACTTTTTCAAAGCTTTTTTAAGCTCTGGAACGCCCTCTACTACGATTGGCATGTTTCCTATCTTCCGCTTGTTTAACTAATACCGCATGAATCGCTTTTAACATTGAACGATCCATGTTAATAAACTCACTAGGCGCAATTCCTAGATTTACGGATAGTTCAGCTATCCGATAAGTCCAAGAATCACGCGTTATCCATTTGGGGAATCATCACCTAGAACCTCAACAGCCTTCAAGGTTGCTAGAAACTTTTCCCCAAATGGAAACACTTCGGGCGCATCTGCTCTACGCAAACACTCCCATGCAAGCCAATAAATATCACTCTGCTTTTGATCTTCTTGAAACGCACGATAAAACCCTTTTTTCGTGTGTTGTTCAAAAGCATATTCAACGACAGGTGTAATCTCATGAATAGATTCGCTGCCGTCTGCCCTTGTTACTTTTAGTCTTGCCATTTTTTGCCCCTTTGTTTAATTAGAACGTGCCTGTGTCAGCAACAGTTACAACGCTGTTGATTGTAAAAGTTACATCCTGAGCACTAATGTCTGCTGGTGTTCCGTTAAGTGGTGTTAGATTATTCACCAAAATATCGAAGGTGTAAAGTTTGTTTCCGTCTGCAACGGCTGCACCTGAATCCTGAATCATCTTAACCGCAACAGTAGTTCCAAAAGCGGTTAGCAATGTGTCAAGAACTTCGGATGATGCTACGTCATTTAGGAATGACAAAGTCAAAGTCCCTGACTGCAATCCTTTTACGAATCGGTGGGATTGATCTCCCATACTGGTGATTTCCAGTTCATCAAATGCGTAGTTGAGGGTGGCTTGCGTAACGACATCGCTGATGTCAACCGCATTCACCTTCACCCCAACTTTATTGTTCAATACGATCGCCATTAGGCTGCTCCTTATCTTTCTTTGTTAGTTTTTTTGTTGCCGTAGGCTCAGCCTTTGGCTTGGGTGCTATCTGACCTATTTTGGTCAGAAAGCGTTCGCGTTCCTGATCTAGTTCAGTCATGTTAGCTCCAATCTGATAGAACGCTGATTGATACTTCACCAGACAACAGATCGCCTGCTGTTCCAGTCAAGACTGCTGGCGCACTAAACGTGCCTATTGTATAAGCGAGCGATGACGCTTCTAGCTTATTTACTATATTTAGATAATAATCTTCAATGTTAATTAGGTTACCTTGATTATCAAACATAGGCGCTAACACTATCAGTTTGAAATTAACTTTTGGCTTAACTGTTTTGTAATGGTCATTACTTGATTCAATGTAGGGATCGCCAGGTTGCACCACTATGCTGTTACTAAGCGGTGTGGCAGGTGGGAAGGAAAACACCTGCCACGCCGTATTGTCAGTTAGCGCAGTTGCGATTGTTCCCCGTAGGGTAGAGATTGCTGACATTATCCTACTTGACCGCCTGGCGCTAAGTGATCCGCAAGTAAACCGCGAACACGTGCCATTAAAGTGTTGCCCATACGATACGGCGATGGTTGAAAATCTGGTGAGATGCCGCCAGCGTTGGAAGCTTGGCGAGCTTGCCAAATGTCAACTGCGACCATAAGTGATGCTAAGTTGACTTCAGCTAAAGTTGAGTAATCTATTGACTGTGTGCCATAAACGCGACCCCATGGGGCTATTGTGTGATATTCGCGTGTAGTAATCTGAGCCTTAACAAACTCTAGCCAATTTCTTCCAACATCGGTTATTGTTTGTGAGCCATTGAAATGCTGGCGAACATTCTCAACAGTAATCGTATCGCCAGTTAAAAATTGGTCAATGTTTTCATAAATATAAATGCGCCCAGTAGTTCCTGTCGCTTCCAATGCGTAAACAGATTGCGTGTTATACCACAACTTGCTTTTAACAATATCTTCAGCAGCTTGGCAGCATTCTTCTACTACTGCTGAGCTATACAAAGCACCAATTCCAAGTGCGCTACGTAACTCCGCTTCGGTAACAAATGTAGCAGGCATGCTGTTTCCTTTCTAATGTTAGCCCTGGCGCAAGGGCTGTGCGCCAGGGTAACTCTACGATCTATTAGTTAGATCAGGACTTGTTGAACCAGTTAGCTCCAGCCGCAACCTTGGTTGCAAGTGCGCCAAAGCCATAGTAGCCAAGATCAACAGTTCCATCGCTATTCACGTTGGTGCGTAGCTGAAAGCGTGGTGATTCATACCATGTGTAGGATTCAGGATTGATAACTGCCATTGAGTAATCAGCAGTTCCATCTCCACCTGAACCAGTAAAGTTACGTGATACGTATAGGTCAAGACCTGCAACGCTTCCACGTAGGCTCTGTGGTGAAACAACACCGCCAGCATTCTGTGGCTGTGCAGCATTGTAAATTGGTCGGCCTGAATCGTTGTAGCTCATGATGTTAGCCCATTGATCTGGGGTAACAAGAAGGTTACGTGCAAAGCCAAGTGATGCTGTGTAAACAGCAGCAGCGCCAGATGCAATATACTCAAGCAAACCTGTTGCGCTGTTTGCTTTTGCTGTTGCGTTTAGAGTTCCTGCTGCTTGAATTGCAGTAGCAACAAATGAATCTGTGTCTTTTGCGTAAGCAAACTCCATTTGACGAACAAGCTCGTCAAAGAAAGTCGGCGAGCTGCGCTCGATGAGCTCAACTGTGGTGATAGAACGGCCTTTGAATGGCTTAACGCTTACTGTGATGTAAGAAGCTGTTAGTTGTGATTCAGTAACAGTTTGATTCTCGTTAATCTGATCAACAGTTGGGACAGCAGTAATCTTAGGGATTTCAAAGGACATGCCAGCATCAGGCAAAGTCCCACGACTAATCGCATCAATTACACCGCGATCAGCATTAGACAGCGGGTTCACAATTTCTGTGAGCTGGCGTGTAGGAATCATTCCAGGTGCTGTTGATGTTTCGTTATCGGCAGCGCGAACATACATCGCTGCATCTTCATCGCCAAGGAACTTTGCACGTAGAGTGTTTTCTAGGTATTTAGCCTTAGTAAACTCTAAACGTGGCTTGGCATAAATTGGTGCTGTAACTGTTGGGCGCGAAGCTTCCACCGCAGGGGCTTCAACCTCAGGCGCAACGG